CCTGGGCTTCCAGGTACTCGATGAGCTCGCCCTTGGTCATACCGTCGAACTCATCGTCCGCGTCGTCGTCCTGTTCTTCCTTGGGCGGGGCGCCGCGGGCTCCCATGGCGCTGAGAACGCCCGTCGCCGTGGTGAAGCCGTGCTGACGAAGCACGTGCTCGTGGGCGGGGTTCTCGACGATCAGCATTCCGTTCTGATCCGGGGTGTATTCCTTGCCACCTTCGATGGTGACGCTGCCGGCGAAGTCGGCGGGGGCTTGAAGCTTCATGGTGAAAAATCCTCCGAGGGGTTTGGGTAGGCACTCATTAGAACCCACCCACATGGATGAGTTCAAAAGAGGGCTGGCGGCCCCGTGCTTTCACACAGGGCCACCGAACCTTCGACCTTACGCCGGCGGCGTATAGGCGCCGACGCCGGTCAGAACGCCCAGCGCGGGCGGGAAGTAGTGCTGCAGCACCTCGTCGGCATAGACGCCGTACTCGTACTTCCGAGTGACGAGCGGCCATTCGATCTGGTAGTAGTCCTGACGGGTCCGGACCTGCATGATGTTGTTGACGTTGGACAGCGGGTAGGGCAGGCGGCTGGCCGTCATCAGAATGGTGCCCGCCGGCATGTTCGGGTGGATGCGAACCTTGAGGGTCTGCGCACCCGCCATGCTGAAGCGGTTGAGGTAGGTGGCGACCATGATCCCGCCGGCCATCATCCCCTGTTCGGGGTTGAAGACGATGCGGTAGGCGCCGTTGGTGTTCCCCTGCATGATCAGCTGGCTGATCGACAGGGCTTCGGTCGACGAGACCCAGATGGTATCGAAGGACAGGCGGTAGTTGTCCCACCGGTTCTTCAGGGCCGTATCGAACTCGACGATGCCGCCGGCGCCGTCGGTCGTCAGCGAGTTGCCGCCCAGGTCCGCCCAGTAGGCGTTGCTGCCCGACTTCATCGCTTGCGTCAGCAGCCCGTCGAAGACGAGCGAGTTGACCGAGTGGTCGGCGACCGGCAGCGTGGAATACGCCTGGGTGCCCGCGCCCGTCGGCGTGGTGAGGACGGCCTTCGGAGCACCGGTGACGGCGCCCAGCGTGGCCCCGGCAGCGGTCGCACCCCAGAACCAGGCGTAGCCGACAGCGCCGCGCACAGGAGCGACGGTGGCGGTGATCTTCTGGGTCGCGGTGCCGCCGGCGAGAACGATGGACGCCGAAGCCGACTTCTGGGCCGAGCCCCCGCCGAACGTATCGGTCGAGCCGTCGGCGTTGGTGCGGGTGACCGAGGTCGGGATGCCGCCGGTGATGGACGAGTTGATGAAGCCTTCCAGGGTCAGCGCGACCACGGAGACGTGGACGGTGCTGTCCGAGATGGTGCCGCCCGTGGTCGAACCCGACAGCGAAGCGGTGGGCGTGGTGCCCATCGCCAGCGAGCCGTTGCCGCCCAGCAGGAGGATTTCCTCGCCCAGCATCAGAGCCTCGAGGCCGACCTGCGCCGCGATGGCCCGAACGTCGGCGAAACCTTCACCGGCGTACTGGGCCTCGAAGTCCACGTTGTCTTCGATGCCGATGCCCTTGTAGGCCGCCGTGTAGTCGGCGGTCGAGATGGCCATGACGGCGCCGCGGTTGCCGCCCGAAACACCGATGCGGATGCCGGAGGTGTTGATGCCGGTGACGGCGCGCCAGTTGGCCTGGATGCCGCCCTTGCCCGAGACGCGCGGGATTTCGTTACGCAGCGGGGTCAGCACGGGATACAGGAACTTGGCGCCGGCTTCCAGATCGTAGTAGGTCAACCCCGAGGTCGCCGAGCCCGACTGAGCGAACGTCGACTTCTGCATGGTTTCCGACATACGCGGATCGGCGATCTTGGGAGCATCGAGGAGCGCCTTGTTGACCTGCTCGAGGGTGGCCCCCGCGATCAGGCCGGCGACAGCAGCCCCGCCCATGAGTTGTTGTTGAGTGGACATTTTCGTTACTTTCTGCGGTCAGTGCCGCGTTAGGGATGGTAGTCGTTGAAGATGGACCCCGTCTCCGGGATCGGCTGCTGTGGGTTCCCGTCTCCGGTTACCCGCCTGGTGTTACCCCTTGTTGAACATGGACAGGGGGCGTTGCTGCGCATCCTTGATGGCGGCGCGGGCAAGGTTGGAAGCCCCGTATTTCTCGATGATGGCCGACAGGGCCGCATCTCCCACAGGGGCCTGGATCGGAAGCTCGCCGTCTTCGAGACCCTTCGTCACCACGGTGTTGGCGGCGGGGGCCGACGGCATGGGTTGGGCCTTGAGGGCGGCGATGTCCTTCCTCATTTCCTCGATGGCCGGAACCGCATCGGTGATCACCTTGTTGAGGCGCTCGTTCTCCTGCTCGGTCGCGGCCAGCTTGTTGAGCTTCTCGGTCGTCTCTTCATCATCGACGCCGAGCTCCTTCAGGATGCGGTAGACATCCTTCAGCTTCTCCTTGTCGGTTTTGTTGTGACGAGCGCCCGCCTTCTCGAGGTCGCCCATGGCAGTCTTGACCATGGTGACGCCGGCGGACATCTCGGCCAGCTCGGGAGCCGTGGAGATGATCGTGTCAACGTCAAGCCCGCGAGCCTGCATTTCCATGATCATCTCCGAGACCTCCTCCTGCGCCATGATGACCAGCGCCGCGCCGAGACCGACGAGGTTCTGAGCCAGCATCTCGGGCACAGGAGATTGATCCTTCTCGGCTTCGCGTTCCCAGCAGGCGCTGGAGCAGACATAGCCGAGCGACTCCATCAGTTCTGCCAGGCGGCCGACCTGGTAAAGACCCTTCGCGACGAGATGCTCGTCAAACGTCTCGCGAGCTTGGGTCAGAATGCCGTGCCACTTGGACACTTCCTCACCGGCCGTGAGGATCGAGGCCGTCTCGGGATCGGAGGCCTCGTTGGGTTCTTCGCCGCTGAGGTCAGCCCTCAGCCCGGCGAGGGCCTTCGACAGAGGGTCTTGAGCAGGCTCGGCCAACAGAGCCTCCTGATGGGTGGCGCAGTCGGCCTTCTTGACGAAGGTCTTGCCGTCGGTAGCCTGCCAGACCTGGACAATGCCATCGAGAACGGCGGCCTTCTGTGCCTCGTCGTCATCATCGGACTCCTCTTTCGGGGTTTCCTCATCGTCCGAGTCGGCGTCGGCTTCCTTGTCGGCTGCCTTCGCCTCATCGTCCTCCTCGGGCTTCTCCCCGTCGTCGCCCGCGGTCTTGTCGGCGTCGTCCTGATCCTCGTCGGCGTCTTCATCGCCGGTGTGGGCTTTCAGGAGCTCTTCACGAGCCTGCTCGATGTAGTCGGGCCACGACGCTTCGGCGCCGGCGGCCTTGGCCAGTTCGGTCGCATGGGCGGCGACTTCCTCAGAAGAGGGAGCCCACAGGGCGAACGCGACTTCTTCCTCGGTGCCGTCGGCCTTCACGAAGGAGAAGGTGGCGGTGGGCACACAGGGGTTATCGACCAGCGAGACTTCGACCGGTTCGGCGATGAAGCGTTTCTGCCCGTCGACTTCCCAGCGCTTCTGGTAACGGCCACCGATGGAAAAGCCCGTGTAGCCGCCGGCGAGGACCATCGCCCATTCGGTGTCATCGATGACCTTGGCGCAGGCCTCGATGGTCTTGGCCTCGTCATCGAAGACCAGCTCCTGGTTCAGGACGCCGGCGACCTTGTTGGTGTGCATGACGCGGACATTACCGTAGGACTTGCCCTCGGTGGCGGCCGCGATGCCTTGCGACCACTTCTCGAACAGAGGACGCGAGCCCTCATAGTCCATGATTTCACCGGCCTTGTCGAGGACCTCTTCGGTGATGACTCCGTAGACGAGGCGTTGTTCCTCGTCCACCTTCCTGATGGGAAGGAACAGCCTTGTCGTCTTGGGCATCGTCTGGTCTCCTTGACCGGGTTTGGGGTTTTTCTTGCTCATCTTCCCGTCCTCACTGCTCTCTCACTACGGGTGAAACTACACACCGACATTCGGGGTGCGCCGAGGGGGCTTCGTGCCCCGACGGGAAGTCTTCGTCAACGTCAATGGGACCAGCTGCGGCGTTGGCTTCACACACAGTGCAGGCACCGTCCATATCGAGCCATTCCTTCTCGACACTGACCCCGTTAGCCTTCGCCTCGCGGTAGCCTCCCAAGGCTCCCATGCTGTTGGCGGTGGCAATCTCGTTCCTCGCAATGATCCGAGCGCGCTCAGGCGAGAACGCGTGAGAGGCTTGTATCAGATCAGCGATCTGCTCGGCAGTCAAACCTTCCGACAAGCCGCTCGCAATCGTAGAGCGCAGGAAGCGACGAGTGGCGGCGACCAACGACTCATCCCCATCGAGCCGCACAAGGTCAGCAACGTGAGCCTTGGCCCATTCCACAGCGCGGGTGTTAACCTGATTGATCAGCTTGTCGGTCGCCTTCATGCCGAGCTGACCCAGTGCCAGCTTCCCGCTGTCCTTGGCGATCAGCAGAAGGTCTTCCATGAAGTCATCGACCGTGTCTTCGATGAGCTCGAAGTCAAGTGACTCGATGAGGTCGTCCAGGCCGTCATCCTCAGCCGCCTTCTCGACAGCACCGAGTTTCCGCTCAACCTGACCGGCGATGTCAACGCCCAGAGCCGCGAGCTTCTTCGTCAGAGCCTTCTGCAAGGCGACCTCAGCGCGGTTCACTTTCGGACGGTTAAGTGTCAGAGGCGTGGTGATCGTCGCGCCGCCATCACCCTTCGCGAGTTTCTCCGCTCCTGCGTCGTCCTCAGCGTCGCCGGAAGGCGCCGGCGGCTCATCGTGAGTCGGTGCATCGCTGACGACAGGCTTAACGGTCCCGCCGGCCAAGGCAACATCAGCGGGGTCAATGGGAACGTATCCTACCGAGGTCAGAACCATCGGCTTGTTGAAGATATCGGACTCGTAGGGGTTCAAACCCATCGCAGCGCGAGCCTCGTTGAAAACGATAAGGCCCTTGCCCATATCGTTGGTCAAGATTTCCGACCGACGCTTAGGGTCGAGCTCACCGGCGTCTTCCCACATGAACTCGACATCATCTTGCTCGAACTCATCGAGGATAATGCCGTCGATCAGACCCTTCACCCAGTTCTGCAACGGAGCGAGGCCATCGAGCGTCGCCTGCTCCTGTGCGGACTCGGCGGTCGCGCGGTTCATCTGTTGAATAAAGGGCTGCGGCGAAACGGAGAAGGCAAAGCAGATCACTCGGATCAACCATTCTTCCGCCTTGCCGAACAGCTCATGCTGTTTGGTCTCAATGTAGGTTTTCGCCACAGCAGAGGGAACGAAGCGGGCGCGACGGCGCTCGGCCAGATTACCTTGCAAGATCGAGTCGAACCAGTCCTGGAACTGCCGGATTTGATCAGGTGTCCAGTTTTCGGGAACACCGATCAGGGCTTCGGGGATCGTGCCTTCCGTGAAGTAGTTGAGCTGGAAGACCTCGCGGCGCAAGCCGATGTTGATGGTCATGATGATCTGCTCGACAGGCGAGTAACCGTAGACCTTGTTGACGCGCAGGTTACGCGGACGATAGATCAACTCCTGCGGACCGTTGGCAGTCCAGGTGCGCTTCGACTCGGCAGAGTGAGCGACGTAGTCCACCGCGGGGACACCCTTCAGGATTTGCTGATAGGCGGGAGCCGGCGCCATCGGCGTCCGGGCATGGCTATCGATGATCCGCTTGACCGTTGCGCCGTCGATCTGCTCGAGGGCATACAGGTCACCGCCCCGAGTGCGGCGAACGTGCAGCGTCGGGGCATCGAGAACCAGCAGGTCCTCAAGGATCATACGCAGCCAGGCTTCCCAGAAGTTCACCTTGTCAGGACGAACGAAGAAAGCCTTGAGCTTGTCGATGCGGTCCTTCAGCTCGCCCTGCACAACGGCGCGCGGATCGCGAGGCTTGATCGTCCACTTGAGACGGGCGATCTGATCCTTGCGGGTCTCGATGACCAAACGCATGAGGTCATAGGCATCGGCGAACGAACGCAGAGTGGGGAAGCCCACAGGGTCATGAGACTTGGGCTGAGTCGAAAGGTTGTAGCCCGCACTGTAGTCGAACAGGCGGCCGGCGACCGACGGAGGGGCGAACGGAGTCTGAGGGGCGGACGGGCCAAACCAGCCGTCATCATTCCCGTCATACCGAGCGCCGTAAGACGGAGTCGGCAATGCGACTTCACGACCGCCGCCACGGACAGCGCGTTCACTTCTCTTCCTCATCGGCGGGCGCTTAGGCATTCTCGGTGAGCTCCTTAAAGCCAGCGCCGACGAGCGTTGCCACGTCAGACTGCTTGACGGTCATGAAACCTTCGGGGTCAGAAACGTACTTGTCTCCTCCTCGGCCGTAGGCGGTATTGCAGCCCGGCGCGGGGATGAGTTTGATGAGGGTGTCTCCCGGCAGCTGGGACTGACCGGACAGCTTTTGCTTCACGGCCATCGACTCCTGCTGCATATAGTCGAAGAGGCCATTATTCATGGCGCCTTCAACCATCAGGTCGGTCAGACCCCAAACAAGAGCATCCATCCGGTCAGGCGAATAACCCGACTTGAGGCCGGGGACAAAGCCACACATCTGATCCTCCAGCTCGGCGAAGCTGCCGATGTGGGAAACCCGATGTTGCTCATACAGAGCGGAGATTGGCTCAGCTCGGATGGCCTTACCGCGAGACGCATGAACGCCACGCAGGGGGACGAAGTCCGCCTTACGCTTGCCCGCAGCCTTCAAGCTCGACGCACAGGTGATAATCGTGAAGCGGACCATGTCGCCGCCTTGGTTTGTCTCGTAGACAATCCGGTCAGCTTCGAACTCGTCATAGGCCTCCACCGCGGCGTTACCCCACTCATCCGGAGTTCCACGCATCGAGCGATCTGCGATGACGTATCCCTGGCCCGCCTGATCGATACCGCAGATGATGATCCCCGTTTCGTCAGAGTTCTCGTTCGAGGTAGTGGCCGGGTCCACAGCAACAACGACTTGCACAAACTCCGGCATAAGGATCGGGTGCTCGGGACTTTGCGGACGCATACGGTCGGCGTCGATCTGCGAACGCTGCCACAGGGCGCCGGGCATATCATCGAGGATTTCTGCGTTCAGCTCCTGACGACCGATCCGCGTTCCTTCATACTTCGCGACCACTGCCTTACGGAAGGGTTCGGCGAGGTTCTCCAGGTTCTCATAGGTCGAGCCCGTGGTGACGTGGGTGTCATCACGAAGCAGAATGTCCTTGAGCAGCTTGATCGGCTTCGGCGTCGTGGTAACGATCTGCTTCGGATGAAGGCCGAGTCGCAGGCCGAACTGCAGATTGTCCCAAGCCTCGACGGCATAGCGCCACTTGCACAGCTCGTC